CTGCCAGAAGGTAAAAAATTACCAACTCAAGCTGAAATTGATGCGAAGAGAAAAGAATTGCAAGACGATTATGATTCAAAGCAATACCAACGTGATCGAATGTATCCACAATTAGGTGAACAGCTAGACCTACTTTTCCACGATATGACTTCTGGTAAAGGCGACAAAACAGGCGAGTGGTACAAAACAATAGCCAAAGTTAAATCCGATAATCCAAAGGAATAAATTATGACAAGAGCAAGAGATATAGCATCAGGACTAGGCGCAGAGTCAGGTGAAGTAGTTCCTCATATTAAACTTGATATTCTCTATCCTGCGGTTGCAGGGAAACTTTTAGATGGCTCAACTTCTCATTCTGGTGATTATGGAACGGCTCAAAGTGACGGCTACAGTTATTACTACACAGACATCAAAGGCTCAAAACCCATTAAAGACCCTCGTATTGGGGCACATTTTGGTAGTCAGAGATATAAAACAAAATCATTACAACTACTGGAACAAGAGACTGCAAAACATGGGTCAAATGTTTATTCAGTAGATGGTAGAGAATGGTTAAGAGGTGTCGGAGACATAAGCACTAAGAATGACGCTCAAGGATCAGTAATACATCTTCCTGACACTTCTTCATATTTTGAAGTAGTGGGGTATTTTAGTGATGTAAATTATATGGTTTACGCAGAATCTAATAGATACGTTGAATGGACATTGGATGGAGGTACAGAAAGTACAGGAAATTACGGAAATACATCACAAGTAACACCTTTAAATGGAAGGTATGTAGATGCTGGATCACTTATACAACTTTCAGTAGGAGCAACTCTTGGAATACATACCCTAAAAATACGGAGAGATTCCTCTGGTAATACTAACGTGTATGCCATCGAGCTAATAGCCCAAGATACTACAGATACAGCATCAAAGTCAAAAATCCAGATACCAGCCCAAACTGTTGTCAGTTATGGAAAGAAACATTCTATCTCAGCAACGGCACAGCATTATGATCCTTTCAATGGAATGTCAGGTGCAAAAACACTAGCACAACTAGGAGATTATATTGATACTGGAACTTCTCTAGGAATGGAAAATTGGAAAGCAGGAACAGCAAATTATTACAAACCCTTCAATGGGGGTAGGGTAGTCAAATGGATTGACTCAAGTGGAAACATTAAAAATTCAGTTACAATGATGCCTCCGAATGCCCAAAATGTAAAAGGAGAGGCATCTAATGCTTTTTCAGATGGAGAAGTACAGGCAGGAACTAATGACCATACAATTACTTTTGATACCACAACAATAGCAAATGCAACTCCTTTATCAGAAGTAGCTCAGACTTTTATAGTAAGGGAATTTGGAAATGGCTGTGGTAATGCTAATAATAGTTACGAAGATTTTACCAGAGGAGTTTCAAGGAATAATGGTGATAATATGGCATACGTTATGGATGACGGACTAACTTCTATGTCATGTCAAGATTGTATGTTTAATCCAAGTGCATATGTTGACTTGATAGGAGAAGATGCAGGATCAGATTGGTATATGGTTACATTTATTGGTACTGGAATTACTCGCCATACTCAAAGTAATCCAACAGGAGGTTTAATAAGCACACAAGCTATTAATTTACCTTATGGAACACATACGATGGTGGTTAGGCGTGACACTAACTGCGATGTGTGGATTGATGGTATTGAATTAGCAGATATTAATGATAGTACGGTTGGTTCAATGTCTGATGTCACTTTTCACCAACCTAAGATGCCTCCAATCCCCCAAGATGCTGTAATCATTGCAGATTATATGCTGATGGCAAATTTTGTTAAACAAACTGATGCAGAGCCGGGAATGATAAGTAAGGGAGTTCGTTTGGTTGGTGCTTCAAGAGATATACACTATGATTCTTCTGCGGCTGTGGTAGTATGTGGTATAGATATAGGTGCTTATAGAGCAATAACTGGTATAAAAGCTAGTGCTGGTGGTAGTGCAACTATGACAGCAAAGTTACCTTTTTTTGGAACAACAGGAATGTATCATGGTTATGCTGGTAATGCGACTATTACTTTAGGTGGTTCTGCGGCTACTGAAACACATTTAGATAGCTCAGCAGGGGCAGATGGAGATATGGCTACTATTGCAGAAACAGTCACATTAGGTCTGACCGATATTACAGCAACAATAGCTGTAAACTATAATATATACGCTTTTCAAGTTGATTCGCCAATCCACACATCTTATCATTATAAAGATATAAGAGGTAATACTGGCTTTGAAGACCCATTTTTGAGGACTTTGGTTGGAGGAGACAGAAACATGGAACAAAATAATCTGGTGGTTACTGCTGATGGCAAAACATGGGATGAGGTTACGAGAGATACGAGTTACATAGGCTCAATAAAAACAATGGGTGCATTAGACACTAATCAAGATAATGCAAATGGTATTATAGTCCCAACTGAGTGGCGAGGATCAGCAACAGCCTCAACTAATAATCCACTGTATAATAAGGATTTTGCAATAGCCTACGATAGATTAATTTGTTTAGTCGATGGTCAGTATAATATTACATTTAATCAATTTTCAAATGATTCTTTAGGTGGTTGGAGTTATCAGAGGATACTAATTAATGGAGTAATTAGAGCATTGACGATTGCACAAGATGCAGATTGGTATGGTGCTAATATTTCTGGTAATTTCCATTTAAAACGAGGTGACTATGTTCAAATTTCAGGAATTGGTCACACTAATGAAATGATTTATCAAATAAATAGGATTTAAATATGTTTGTATCACATAAAAATAATATTCTTTTAGAATTAGCTGATACAGAATGGAATTGTCGAAGCAGGTCAAAAGGAATGACAAAACCCGAATATTGGGCATGGGTTGAAACAATTACATCTGGTGATCCTCCAAAGGCAACTTATCCTTCTGAGGATTTTACAATACTAGAAATTCAAGATGAGAATGTTTCTATGAGATTATCAGAGTTAGATTCTTATGTAGTAAATACTCCAAATGGCATTACTTACAATATTAAAGTCTATGCTTCCAAAAGAAATGCAGAAGAAATTCTAGATACAGATGGAAAAAGTTTCTCTCCAAAGCAGTATAAATCTTCTCATTTCGTTGGAGATGATACAGCTAAAGATGCAAGAATTTTAGCAGATAAGTGGGCTAATGTTAGATTAGAAAGAAACAGGAAGTTAGCTGAAACAGACTACTTAGCTTTGTCTGATTCTACATTAAGTAATGATATGAAAAATTACAGAGAAGCTCTTAGGGATGTACCTTCAGATAATGCAGACCCGGATGATATAAGCTGGCCTGCAAAACCTTAACAGATAAGGAGTAAAGATGAAAAAATATTGGGTAATGGAGACTTACAAGAGTAACATTAACTGATAAGGTCTTATCCTTATTCTGCGTAGAAAATTTATAAGTTCGGCTATTATAGGCGTAATGGCTGTCTTGTCAGAGCCAATTCTTGCATCTATAAGAAGATGGAGGCCAGTTGACTACATACCACAGTTTACTTGTAAATGTGGTTGCAAAACCTGTAAGATGGATAAGGACTTCTTACAAAGGTTTCAAAGGCTTAGAATAGAGTGGTTCCATAAGACAGGAAAAGACTTAGTAAATTCAGTTAGTTCGGGGTATAGATGTAAAAATCACCCGATTGAAAAAAGAAAAATTTATGGTTTGGGGCCACATACAAAAGGTAAAGCTGTAGACATAAAAGTATCTGGAAGTGAAGCAGGTATATTTTTTAGAATGGCTAAGAAGCATATGACAGGTATTGGGTTAGCCCAAAGGGGTCGAAAAAAAAGGTCTAAATTTATTCACTTGGACTCCTTAACATCAAAAGAAGCAAGGAGACCAGCAGTATGGATATACAAAAGATAATAGTGTGTTTAACATCTTTATTAATTATAGGATGTACACCAATAAAGAAAGAAGTGGTAGAAAAAACAGAATTAAATGTGAAATACCCTTCAATAGAGGTAAGATCAATGTGGCAGGCGTGTGCATTTCAGTTTGTACCACTAAGGATTAGTCCTTATGTATATGCACCTTTTTGTGATTGTGCCGTAGACTTCATGAGAAAAAGATACTCTATGGAGCAAGTAAAGGCGTTAAAACCAGAGGAATCAAGGAAACTTGGCCCTCTTATTAATAAGGAGTGTCAAGGGAAGAAACTTCCAGACTCTCTAGTTCAACCATCTATAGCAACATAGGAGACATATGTCAAAAGAGGTAGAAGAAAAACAGTATATAGTTTATAATTTTAATTGGAAGGCGATTAGTGAAAAAGAGTGGCAAAAAATGGAAATTATTGGACACCGCTATTATGAAGAAAATAATAGAATGGTCTTATTTAAAGAAAACGGTGGAATTTTTGAAATACCAAACTGGAACGAACATTACTCTGATCTTGGAGAAGATTGGGCTAATAAAATTAAACAACAAGAAAAAGAATTAGCCAAACAAGATACGGAGGAATCTAATGCAGACACAAGACCTGATTAACATAATACAAAATTTAGGGGCACCAGTAGTATATAGTTTATTAGCACTTTGGTTTATTAAGTTCCAATTTGTTAAAGCAGAGGAAGCCGCAACAAGAGGTCGGGAAGAAAGACAGCGAATCATTGATGATTTCACAAGGAGAGACGCTGAAAATGATAAAAGGGCCTTTGATTTAGCACAACATGGGAATGAAGCAATTAATAAGATGGCATCAAGTCTTGAGGCAAATACAAAGTCAATGGATAGCCTAATAAATTTACTTCAAAATAAACAAAAAGGTTAAGCATAAATGCAAAAAATAGTAATATATATCCCATTACTATTAATAATAAGTTCATTAACTTATATAATTTTAGATTTAATGTTAAGGTAATATGAGTGTTAACGATAAAATACAGTTAGTTAGATTTTATGCTAGGTTTGCAATAGCAATAGTAGCAATGGCTATATTTAGTTATATAGTACATATGATGTTAGTAGCAAGTGATGAGATGACTACATCATCAAAAGACCTCCTCAATATTCTTATAGGAGCCTTTATACCTATCCTAGCAGGAATTGCAAAATTCTATTTTGAATCCGGCGGCGACCTTCATCAAGAAGAAGAAAAGAATGTATTACCGCCTCCTAACCCAACAACAAATGGAGAAGAAAATGAATCCAGCATTGCTGATTAATATTATTCAAAGTCTTGTAGTAGATAAAGCACAAGACCTAGCAGTTGAACACGTTCAAAAGGCTATTGACGATAACCTAAGCGACAACCAAAAAGTTTTATTGGATGCAGTTGTAGAGGAAATGCCAGATAATCCTTTTAAATCCTTTAAAGATTTATTTAGCTAATGCAGTTAAGTAAAAACTTTGCTCTGCGAGAATTAACTCGTAGTCAGACAGCAATAAGGAAGGGTATAAAAAATGAGCCTAACCAAGAACAACTCATAAACTTGGCTGTACTTACTGCAAAAGTATTACAGCCTTGTAGAGATAAATTTGGTACAATTTCAATTAATTCTGGACTAAGAGTTTTAGAATTAAATCGTGCAATAGGTTCTGGTGATAAGAGTCAACATATAAAAGGACAAGCGGCAGACTTTGAAGCTAATTCAATAAGTAATGCTGAATTAGCAGAATGGATAAAAGGAAACTTAGGATTTGACCAGTTAATACTTGAATATCCGGGGAAAGACCCTAGAGATGGTTGGGTACATTGCTCATTTAATAGGTTAGAAAATAGAGGAGCAATATTAACAGCGGTCAAGGAGAAAGGAAAAACAGTCTATAAAAAAGGGCTTGTTTACAATGGCTAAAAAGAAAGTACGGACAGGGAATGGGAATCCTTACAGAGATAATCGTA